GCTATATGATCGAACTAGCCATCCGCCCCTACAAGATCAAAAAACCCCCCCGTGGGAGGAAAAGGAGTCTTGCGGTGTTATTTTCCGGCCGCGGGTAGCACTAGCACTCATGGTGTGTGTTGAGGTGTGTTGGTTGTGGAGTAGATACGACAGTGGTAAACCTGCCATACTAGCTGCAAAATATATAAAAGCGAGTTGAATCAATTCTACCGTATTTTTAACGATTCTTTGTCACGGAGGTAAGATATAGATTATCCGTGGAGGTCCAATATAATAACTGAACCGTGCTTCATCAGCCATAGCAGTAAAAACTGTTAGCATAACGCCGCGATCAGGTGTGGGATTACCAGTTCCCGTTGCTGATAGTACAGATTCCGACGACGAGACTAAATTAGCTCGAAAGGCCGCCGGAACCACGTCATATAGATGTGTAATGACCTTGATGTTTGGATTAATGTAAGCATTTGTGTATTCGATGCCGGGCTCAATAGCCAAATTGAGTATTTTTTGAAAACAGTTGCCTACAGGAAAATCACTGGTTGGTGAGAAAGTAGCAAAGGCTGTGCTGGGCGCTCTATTATAGATTGCCATAGCCGCTGCTGTCGATCTGGATCCACTAGTTAAAAAATGGTGCCTTAAGGGCCCACGTCTAAACATATAAATGTAAGAAAAATAATCTAGTAGAGTTAAAAAAGAAGCCTGATTATCGCCTATTGTCATATCTGGCTTTCCGATCACGTCTGGTAGAATGGCAAACTGTTCCCAGTCTGCTTTGAAATCGATGCCGAAACGCCGTTCAAAAAATGGTCTACGCAACATCATTTGTAGATCCATATGATTTTCTACCAGAGGTGAAATTTCCTTAACCTTAGAGAGATGAGCACCTGTACCTACGCTATCTTCTACTGCTGTGGTTTTGTCTGAATTTTTGACATGAGTCATTGTACCAGATTGATAAGAGCCTAAAACTATTGGTGTTACTTCTGGTACTACCCTATCTACTATAACTAGTCCACCATTATCAGTGGATAATTTGTCCCTAGGATATTTAAAGTGCATGTCCTTACCTGCTGCTATTGAAATATTAACAGAAACAGATTGTGAAATTTCAGGACTACCAGTTCTCAAAGGATTTAAAACAAAAAGTTGGAGAGAACCAGTAGAAGCAGCGTTGTCAACTACGGAATGGAAAAAAGGTTGTACAGGTCTATAAAGTTGATTAGTATAATAAGGAATAGTTATAGTAAAGGACCTAGTTTCTTTAATATCAAAAACAAATTGTGGATTAGGTAAAACAGAGTTAAAAGGTAAAGGGGCCAGAACAGTCGGAATAAAAACTGCGACTATCCTACCCCTATGAAAAGCTGTAGTAATAAAATCAAAAGTTACATCTATACTACCACGCCAAAGCTGATAACCTGAAGCTAAAAATTCTAAATTAGATGGTTCAGCTAACAAGTTGGTACCAGGAGTTCTAAATCTACTGGGACAGACTTGATATGTACCTAATGAATCGCCCTTAACAAAAGTTGTATCCCATTCTATAGTCTCTAAGAAACCCTTACGTTGAGCTAAATTATAAACATTCATCTCATCTACTTTAGAATCTATGAAAGAAATAGGCATTTTCTCTCGCGTACTCTGATTAAGATTCATACGTGTGGAAGATGTATTACCATTACCATGTGTGGAATCAGAGAAAGTAGTTTCCTTAGACTTCTTATGTTCAGATGTGCAAGCATGATCCAAGCACCCAAAAAGAGTAAAGACATCTGGAAGAAAAGTATCTATAAGAGCATCAGTTAAGGAATGAGTAAGAGTTTTAGCAGCTGGAGTGACCAATTTAGCCACACCAGCCTGATAGTTAGCTCGAACCGAAAAGCCATGATCGACTGTCGGGTTCCTAATTCTAGCATTAACAAATCTACCATAAATAGTTAAATCTAAGTCAGTAGTTGGAGATGAAGACTTAAGAGGATTAAATACTACTACATAAAGATATCCAAAAATT